CTCGATTTTTAACGGATATAGGGGAACTTATAAGGGTGTAGATTTTTTTATTGAGAGATGAGGTTTTATGGCTGCATTTAATGCAACAAAGGAAAAGAAGAAACTCGAAAACATCATAAAGGACATTCCGGAAGACAAAAAGAAGCTTGTTGAAGGCCTAATTGCCGATGCAAGCTTTATGGCGGAACAATTAGAGGTGTTGAGAGTCTATATTGCGGCGAATGGGTGGAGTGAAGCCTATCAGAACGGAGCCAATCAGTTTGGAAAGAAGACTTCGGTCGAAGCTGATATGTATGTTAAGGTTCAAAAGGCTTATGCTTCAGTTATAAAGCAGTTGACGGACTTTCTTCCTGACACCAGTGCCGGCACTTCCGTAGATCCACACAAAGAAAGACTGCTCGGAATAGTTCATGGTAGAACTTGAGAAGTATTTTGGTGGAATTATCGATGGAAAGATAAATGCTTGCGACAAAATGAAGCGGATAAGTGAGATTATAATCGAGCGGTATCTTGCTCCGGACGAATTTCATTTTGATATAGAATTTGCAAAGCGAAAAATCGAATTTATCGAAGAGTTCTGCAAACAGCCGAGCGGCGATATAGGTAAGCCGTTAAAGTTAGAGTTATTTCAAAAGGCACGGCTCCAGGCACTATTTGGATTTGTGGATGACAATAATTTACGGCAGTACAACGAGTGCTTAATCATTGAAGGACGAAAAAATGGAAAGACTACAGAGAATGCTGCAGTGGAACTTGCTCTTCTGCTTGCAGACGATGAAGGATCTCCACAGATATATAACATTGCAACAATGCTCGATCAAGCCAAACTTGGTTTCAATGCGGCTCATAAAATGCTCATGCAGGACGAAGCATTAAAAGACCTGGTTAGAAAAAGAGCATCTGACCTTTATTGTGCAGAGAACTTCGGTTTTATAAAGGCATTGGCAAGCAATTCTAATAGTCTTGACGGACTCGATGCACACGGAGCCGTTATTGATGAATTATCGGCTATTAAAAATAGAGATATATATGATTTAATCAAACAAGCGATGGGAGCCAGAAAGCAACCATTGCTTTTTTGTATAACAACGAATGGATATGTCCGAGAAGGAATATTTGATGCTCAATACAAATATGCTTCGGACATCCTGAATGGAACTGTCAAGAATCCGAGGTTCCTTCCGTTTATTTATGAATTGGACAGTCCTGATGAATGGACGGATGAAAATGCCTGGATAAAAGCAAACCCCGGAATCGATACGATTAAGAGCCGAGCTTATCTTCGTGAAATGGTTCAGAAGGCAAAAGATGATCCAAGCTTTAAGCCGACCGTATTGGTTAAGGATTTTAATATTCCACAATCAGGATCCACTACATGGTTACCGTTTGAGTATGTAATCAATGAGTCTAATTACACTATGGAAGAGGTATCACATAGTTACGCAATTGGTGGATGTGACTTATCTTCCGTTTACGATTTGACCTGTGCAACATTGGTTATTAAAAAACCAAACCAAGACGGAGTTTACGTCTTACAGAAGTATTTCATCCCACAGAAGAAAATTGATGGTGCAAACAGTTCTAATCACGGAGCAGATGTTAAACAAGTACCTTACAAACTCTGGGAAGAGCAAGGTTGGCTGACTATCAACGAAGGTGCCCAGGTCGATTATTCACTTGTGACGAAATGGTTTGTGGAGATGGTGGAAAAGTATGACATCCGTCCGCTTTGGATTTGTTACGATCGTGCATTGGCAGGATTTTGGCAAGTTGAAATGTCAGATTACGGATTCGAGATGGAGAAAATTCCGCAGGGACCGTTTACTTGGAGCCAACCGATGAAAGAACTCGGATGTGCTTTACAAGAACATAAAATAAACTACAACAACAATCCGATTCTCCGATGGTGTTTGGCCAATACCGGAGTAAAGGCATTGAATAAAGATGGAATTGAGACGATTCAACCAGTCAAACTTCAGGAACATCGAAGAATTGATGGGATGGTGTCGCTTCTTAATGCCTGGGTTGGATATGTAAAACACTATGACGAGTACATTCCGTACTTGCGATAGGAGAGGAAATGAGAGAACGCAGAAGTATTCTTGATTTGTTCAAGAAGGAAAAACAACTCCAAACACAGACTTATACCACATTCAAAGAACTCGGAACGTATAAGTCATATTTTGGAAGCTTCGGAAATGACATTTATCAGAGTGACGATGTTCGTGCTTGTGTAAGAGCATTATCGGAGCATACAAGCAAAGCAAATCCCAGATGTACAGTTAGGGAAATTCAGAGAGTGCTTGCTTTGAATCCTAACAAGTATATGAACGGAAAAGATATGCTTGCAAAGCTTCGAAACATTCTGGAGATTAAAAACACGGCTTTTCTTTTTATCGAAAGAGATAATCGGAATAAGGTTGTTGGCTTTTACCCGGTGCCATATCAGACTTTTGAAGCGGTTGAATATAAGGACAGATTGTTTGTTAAATTCTACTTCAACGGCGATGCAAAAAGAAGCCTGGTATTTCCCTGGGAAGATTTGGCAGTACTTCGAAAAGACTATATTTTCTCGGATATTGCAGGCGATAACAACAAGCCATTACTTCCAACACTCGATGTTGTCAACACGATGGACGAAGGACTTTCGAACGCAGTCAAATCCACCGCCAATCTTCGTGGAATCTTAAAATCCACAAAGGCAATGTTAAGTCCTGAAGACCTGAAAAAGCAAAAAGACAATTTCGTTAAGGATTATATGAATCTTGAAAACGAAGGTGGAATCGCTTCACTTGATGCGACACAGGAGTTCAAAGAGATCAATTTGAAACCTACCACAGCCACCGCCGAAGAAGCCGATGCTTACAGAGAACGAATCTACAGATATTTCGGAGTTAACAAAAAGATTATCCAATCGATTTATTCCGAATCCGAATACGATGCGTTTTATGAGTCCAGAATCGAGCCGTTTTTGGTTGCTCTTTCATTGGAACTCACTCGGAAGATATTTACAGACCGTGAAATTGCTTTTGGAAACGAAGTTTGGTATGAGTCCAATCGCTTACAGTATGCGAGTGCCAAGACAAAGATTTCAATGGTTGCCCTCGTAGATCGTGGACTTATGACTCCGAACGAATATAGAGAATTATTCAATATGCCGCCTTATGAAGGTGGAGACGAGTTTGTTTTAAGACTTGACACATCCAAGACAGGCGATACCACAGACGATGGAACAGGAAATCCAGTTGGCAGGCCGCCACAAGAGGAAGGAGAAGGTAATGATGAAGGATGATAGAGAATATCGGTTTATTCCGATGGACAGATTTGAAATAAGAAAAGCAGAAGAGGAAGGTTCAGAGCCTTCTTTTTTTGTAGAAGGATATGCAACCACTTGGGATGAATACGTTCTGTTTGAAGAGGATGGTGTTCAGTACAAAGAGCAGATACTTCCGGAAGCATTTGAAGATGCAGATATGACGGATGTAATTTTCGTCAAGGATCATCAGGGAACCGTTTATGCCAGAACGAAGAACGGAACTCTTACACTGACGGTTGACGAACACGGTTTGAAAGTTAAAGCCGATATGTCCAAGACATCATCCGCAAGAGAAGCCTTCGAGGAAATTGCGAGTGGAATGTATGACCAAATGAGTTTCGCTTTCACTGTTAATGCAGATGAATACGATCAGAGAACCCATAAGAGAACTATTAAGGGCTTAAAGAAACTCTATGATACAAGCTTTGTAGGTTTTCCGGCTAACCCCGGTACCGATATATCAGTTTCTACACGAGACTATTTCAACGGAGTGATTGAAATGGAAAGAGCGGAGCGACTCTTACAGGAGCAGAAACAAAGAGAACTTGAGTTGGCGAAAGCAGAACTCATAAAGAGATTAGGCTTACAGGAGGAATCAAATGAAAGCTAATGAAATGACTCTCGAACAGGTTGAAGCAAGATTAGCTGAAATAGCAGCAGAAATCCGTTCAATCGAAACTCGAGAAGAAATTGATGCTCGTACAGCAGAGTTCGAAGAAGAAGTTCGTGAACTCAATGAGCAGAAAGCAAAACTTATTGACCTGGAAGAAAGGTCAAAATTGTCACAAGAAATCCAGAACAACGAAGTAGTTCCGGAAGTAATCGAAGAAAGAAAAGAGGAAAGAAAAATGGTAGACGTAAAAGAATATCGTAATTCCGAAGAGTACATCAATGCTTTTGCAGAGTACATCAAGACAGGTAAGGCAGATGAATGCCGTGCATTGCTTACCACCAATGTCGGTGCAGCAGGCGAAGTAGCTGTTCCTGATTTTGTTTATGACATCATCAAGACAGACTGGTTAAAGAGTGGGATCCTTGCACTCGTTAAGAAAGTTTCCGTTCAGGGCAACCTTAAAGTTCAGTTTGAGCTTTCTGCAGGCGATGCAGTTATCCACAACGAAGGTTCCGGAGCAGTTTCCGAAGAAGAGCTTACACTCGGTGTTGTTACACTCATTCCTGAGTCAATCAAGAAGTGGATCTCCATTTCTGACGAAGTTCTCGACATGAGAGGTGAAGCATTCCTTCGTTATATCTATGATGAATTAACCTACAGGATCGCTAAAAAGGTTGAATCAGTTCTTATCGGAAAGATTAAAACTCTTTCAACATCTGCTTCTGAAAACGCAGTTTGTGCAAAACAGGTTAAAGCAGGTGCTGCAGTGGGTACAATCGCAACCGCACTCGGCCAGCTTAATGCTGAAGCTTCAAACCCTGTTATCGTTATGAACCCTGCAACAAAAGCAGCTTACATTAGTGCAGCTTTGAATGCTGATTATGCAGTTGATCCTTTCTGCGGTCTTAATGTAATTCTTACAAATGACCTTCCTGCAATCGGTGATGCTACTGAAAATGCTGTTTATGCAATCGTAGGTGACTTCGGTTACGGTGCATTGGCTAACTTCCCTAACGGAGATAGCATCCAGATTAAGGTTGATGATAAGACAGCTATGACAAGCGATCTTATTAAGATTCTCGGCAGAGAGTTTGTTGCAGTAGAGCCTATTGCAAACAGAGCATTCGTTAATATTACTGCTCCCGCAGTAGGATAAGGAGTTGGGTATGAAACTGTCGGTTAAAGTCGGCTTTACTGATAAGGACACATCACTCTTCCGTAATGTCGGAGAGGTAGTGGAATATCCTGAATCAAGAGCCAAAGAATTAGAAAAACGTGGCTTTGGCAAGATAATAGACGAGCCGAAGCCGACAAAGGTTGAAAAAGTCGAAGTTAAGGAAGAAAAACCCAAGACGGAGAAGAAAACAACCAAGAAAAAATAAGCCGAAAGGAGCAAGATATGGCGGACGATGTTTTATTGGAAGAAGGAGTTCAAGATGATCCTACTCCGACTCCACCAACAATTACTGATAAAGTCAAACTTGCTCTTCGTATTTCTCATACTTCTTTAGATGCAGAAATCACAGATGTAATCGCTTCGGCACGTTTGGAACTCATTCGTGCCGGAGTGCTTGAGGATTATGCGAATGGAAGCACAGAGGATGTCGAAACGGCGATTAGGACTTATGCTCTTGCGTATTACGCATCGGATGTCAAAGATGCAGACAGATACAATGAGAGCTTTTTATATCAATGCGATTGTTTAAGAAAATCGTTTGGAGAAGCAACAGATGTTCAATGACGTTATCACTTTAAAAAAAGAAACGAATACAGTTGACGAATACGGCGATACTACTCAAACATTTGCGGAGAGAACAATATTCGCAGAAGTTAAGTCCATTAGCCAAAGTGAGTTCTATCAGGCACAGGCCGTAGGGTTAAAGCCTGAAATTAAGTTTGTTATAGCAGACTTTTTGGATTACCAGGGCGAAAAGATTTTGTCTTACAAGCCTTACGGAGCATCACAGGCAGAGGATTACACAGTTCTGCGGACATTCAGGAACAAAATAAACCTTGAAATCATTTGTAAGCGAGGTATTGAATGAGTGTTCCGAAGTCGGTAACAAAAATCAATAAAAACGGTGTGACATACACTTCCAACGTAGATGCAGCACAGTATTACATTTTCGAATTAAACCGTGCAGCTCTTCGGGATGTTGCTAAATTTGTGAAGAGAACTTTTAGGGATGCCTATTACAGCCATTTTGACAAAGAGACGGGCAAAGCCGGAAGAGCAACCACATCGGCAGTTCTTTCGAATAAGGACACGAAATATCCGAGAGTGGAAATTGGTTTGAAAAAATCAACGGTTCAGGGTGTTTATGCTTACGAGCAGGAGTTTGGAACTTCCACTACTCCGAGACTCGGACTTCTTACTCATGCAGTTGAAGATAACATTCCGAAAATCATTGAAATTGAATCGAAATATTTAAGTGCTTTGAACGATGAAGCACAGGCACTTGCACTCGTTGACGAAAGAGAGCATATAGACGATGGCGAATGAAATAACCAGAACTAATGACCTTAAAAAGTTAATACAGACCAAACTGAAGACTTTGACAACGAATGTTTTCTTTGAGCAGGCGACTGATAATGCGTTATATCCGCATATCGTGTTCGGCTTTCGTGAAATAGATCTCGGAGATTTATCCAGGCAAGACTATGTTCTTGAAGTGGATGTCTGGGACAAAGGGAAGTCCACTGTTCAAGTAGACGAACTGTCAGATAAGGTTGAGGACTTGTTACAAGCTCAAAATCTTCCACAGACTCATATTCTTCCTACATTTTATAAAATAGACCGTAAATCAATTATTGATTCCGACAAAGACATTAAACATCGCTTAATCAGGTTTCAGATACAAAATTATGTGAGGTAGAAAAATGGCTACAACAAAATACATCGGAACAGGTGAAGTTGTAAGTGCAGATTTCAAGAGCATTAAATGGGCTGGCAAGACCAAAGGTGGTAAGGATGTCGTTATTGAGATTACCAATGCGATCAATAAAGGTAATATTGAGTGGACATTCGCAGAGAAGAACGATGTTGTCCCTTCTATTGAATTTGAAGCTTGCTATAACAACACAGATTATGCTTCGAACAATAATACAGAGCCGTGGAGCATTACAATTGACACTGCAACCACAGCCGGAGCAAGTGAGATTATTCTCGGTGCCGGTATCTTCTACATCAACGGAACTGCAGTTGCTTTAACTCGTGGCGGTGGTTCTTTCAATGTTGAAAGAGAATATCGTGAGATCAATGCTGATGGCGACCGTGGAGCGGTTAAAGACAGAGTTGTTATGGAATCATCCAGGGCAAAGCTCTCAATGAATGTGCTTACGATGCTGACAAAACTTTCGGATATTTACACATCTATTCAGGCATCTGTCTAATCATTTTATGGGGAGAGTTTCGGCTCTCCCTTATTTTTTTAAGGAGAACATAATGAGAAAACTACAAAATACCGATTTGTTTGCAATTGGCAGAATAATGTCAAAAGCGAATTTAAAAGATGAGATCAAAAAACTGGCTCTTTCGGAAGACAAAAATCCTGAATCGGCCGGCTTTGAATTACTTTATATTGTATTCACAAAATGCTCAAGCAAGGAAGTGGAAGAAGAAATCTTTTCGTTCCTGGCTGACATATTTGAAATGGAAATACAGACCGTCAAACAAATGGATCCAATTGAAACTTTCGAGATGCTAAAGAAGGTGGATGATTGGGATAAGTGGAAGGCGGTTTTTACATTGGCTGCCAAGTAAACGAAATGGAATTGAAGGAAATCTTACTTCGCAGATACGGCAAATATGTTTTTCCTGACATGAAGTTTGATGAGTTCATTGAATTTGTAAGTTTGGCAGTTACTAAAGAGCGAAAAGAAGAAGTCCGTGGCGAATATCTGGTACTACTTCCACTACTCATTAGAAGTGGGAAATACATGACATTCGACCAGTTCTTTGACGAACGCACAGGAGCAAATATAGATTGGCGACCTTCTGACGAGATCCTGAAGGAAGCTGAACAAATACAAGAGAGGTTCAAAAATGGCTCTTGAGATTTTCAAGTTAGTCGGCAGCGTATTTGTTGACACTGAAAAGGCTAACGAATCATTACAAAAAACTGATAAAAAGGCTTCAGGATTTGCATCCACATTAGGATCTGTAGTTGGCAAAGCTGCAGGAATGGCCACCGCAGTTGTAGGAGCAGCAACAGCCGTAGGCGGTGCCGCACTCGGAGTGGCAGACAAAGTGTCCAAGCAGACAGACGAAATTGACAAAGCATCAATCCGAATGGGAATCAGTGCTGAATCATATCAAGAGTTGGCTTATGCCGCCGGACAATGCGGAGTTGAGATGTCTGTCATGGAAGGGGCGGCAAAAAAACTCGAAGGCACAGATTTGTCCTTTGATGATGCTATAAATCAAATCATGGAGCTCGGAACGGCAGAAGAGCGAAGTGCAAAAGCCGCAGAGCTATTCGGAGAAAAGATTGCATATAATTTGAGTCCATTAATCGAACAGTCGGGAGACGAGTTTGACGGACTTATACAAAGGGCAAATGATCTCGGATTGGTTATGAGTGGCGATGCAGTAAAAGCGGGAGTTGAGTTTGGAGATTTGCTTTCCGATATCAAGAGCATGGTTGGAAGCCTTGCCAATCAGTTCGGAACGGCATTGTTCCCGATTGTGAATGAGCTATTTAAGCAGATAATCGACTTCATGCCACAGATACAATCATATATGGGGCAAATAGTGCCGATTTTGGTTGATCTCATTTCAGAGATTCTCCCGATACTATTTGAGATAATTCAAGCCTTGCTTCCTGTCGCAATCCAGATCATTGAAGAAATTCTTCCGTTGGCAGTCGATATCATCCATCAGTTGCTTCCACTCATACAGGCATTAGTTCCTTTGATAACTCCGATTTCGGGATTGCTGATGGCGATAATCACTCCTTGTGTTCAATTTTTGAGTGCTATACTTCCGGCATTGATTGCGACACTGACATTGCTTGTGGAATCGGTTGTTCCCGCTTTGGGTGTGGTTGTAAATCTGACAGCGGGTTCAATCAAAGATTATCTGACAACTTTCTTCAATTTCTTCGAGCCTTTTATCGGACAGATTATCAGCTTATTCGAAGGAGTCTCGACATTTTTGACAGGTGTGTTCACAGGCGATTGGGAGATGGTATGGCAAGGAATCACTTCCATCATGAAAACATACATCAACGGAATGATTGTCTTTTTAGAAGCATTTATAAATCTCTTTGTGGATTCGATAAATGCGATTATCAATTCAGCGAAGAGACTTGCGAGTTTGTTGCCTAATGTCGATCTCGACACAAGTGTTGGTACGATTCCCAGAGTGTCAATTCCTAAACTTGCCAAGGGTGGAGTTATTGAAGAAGAAGGCTCGGCAATAGTCGGAGAGCGGGGAGCAGAACTTCTTACTCTTCCGAAAGGAGCATCGGTCACTCCACTTAACAATTCTGGATTTGATTATGATAAATTAGCGAGTGCAATCACAAACGGAATCAAAGATGCTTTGCAGATTACGATTCCCGTTAATATCGGAAATGAGCTTCTGGAAACAGTGGTTGTGGATGCGATAAATACAGCGACTTATCGAAGCGGGGGCAGATGATGGCATATTTAAAAAATTATCCTATTTTATTTAATGGAAACTCGATTCCGTTTCCAAACTCATATACAGAGAAGAACAATGTAATTGAGACTGTCAATCAGACAGAAGCCGGAACTGACATTTGCCAAGTGGAGAGAATCAAAAAACTCACACTCTCGATGTCATTTCGGCTCATGGGTTCTTGGGCGAGTACATTTGAAGCACTTGCTTATTCCACATCCACTGTCACAGTGAAGATTTATGACAATCAAACCAATGCTTATGCAGAGAAAACGATGAGAATGAGAAATTATTCGAAGAAGCTTGTAGAGCACTCCGAGAAGATAAACACTGCCGGAATGTATGACATCAGCTTCGACATGGTGGAGATATAATGTATTCGGTTTCAAATGATTATTTATTAGCGGTTGCAAAACCTATAATTCAATATGATCTCAAAGGCACGATTGACGGAAATGCTTTCGTGCGATCTGATGTCTTGGATTGCTCAATTACAAATCAATGCTCTGGAAATGATGAAGTGGCGATTGGCTCGGTTTACATCGGAGAGCTTAATATCACACTCAACATGGACTTAAATAATAATGATCTCATAGACAAGACAATCACTCTCGATTGTGGAGTGAAACTTGCGGATGAATCCTTTGAGTATGTTCCCATGGGTATATACACAATCGCTTCCGTAGAAAAGAGCAATCTTGGACTCATAATCAAGGCTTATGATAATATGTCAAAGCTTGACAAATCAGTCTCCGATCAAGTAAACGGAACGGCTTATGAAATCGCAACTTTCATTTGTGCTCAATGTAATGTCACTCTTGCGAATGATGATTTCGATGATTTTGCGAATCATACACAAAGATTGATTGAATATCCAGAATCCGACATCGAGACCTTCCGAGACATGATTTATTGGTTAGCACAAGCCATGGGAGCTTATGTCACAGCCAATCGGCTTGGACAGATAGAGTTCAGATATTATGGAATGACTGTCAATGATACTCTGGACACGAATCGGAGATTCACAGGCGGAAAATTCGCAGATTATGAGACTTATTATACAGGCATTTCGGTTGTAAATATTGAAGATAATACAACTTCATATTATGGACTTCAAATCGATGATGGCTTGACAATGAATCTCGGTGCGAATCCGTTTTTGCAGTATGACGATTTGGAGACATCCAGACGAGATGTCTTGACAATGGTATCATCATTTGTCTATGTTCCTTATTCCGTCAATCTCATCGCAAATCCGGCTTATGATTTGGGAGATGTCTTGTCATTCCCTAACGGATTGGGAGACTCATCAAAGAAATTTGTAATCACAAAGTATGTCTGGAAATACAATAAATCAAATTCGATTTCGGGCGGTGGCAAAAATCCGAAGCTCTTATCAGTAAAATCCAAAGTGGAGAAAGAGCTTGATGGCATCCGAAAGAGACAATCCGACAAGGATGTCATTCAGTATTATTCATTCACAAATACAATCGATTTACAAATCGATGATGGAGATTTCGTCACAATCGTTGATATCAGATATTCAGCCTTAAAGAAAACAGTGGCGATTTTCCTTGCCGAAATATTGGCAGACATCGACACAACTGTCAGTGGGGTTGTTTATACAGATTGCAAAGCGGAGTTCCTGTATTACATAGACGGACTTTTGATATCGAGAACTCCGAAGGAGACTTGGTTTGACGGAGATCATATCAAGCATCTTTTGCAATATTTGATTACAGAAGCCGGAACAGTGCATCACTTGGAAATCAAATGTCATTTGGTTGGTGGCTCTGGATTGATAAAGATGGGAGATATCAAGGCTTGTGTATATGGACAGAATCTTGCCGCTTCCGATTCATGGGATGGATGGATTCGGATTGATGAGAGCTTTGAAGATATCGAGCTTCCGACAATGATCTTCGGAGAATATGCGGATGTTGTAAATATGGAGAGTATATAAAATGATACATGGCAGAACACGAATCAAACTTTATAATCCCATTTCGGGAAATGTCACAAAGGACATCGTAAGCGAGAACACTTTTCAAGGAGCAGTGATCTCGGAAGGGTTGAGAAATCTCGGATATGCAAAAGCGAGTTTATATAATAACGCAGACAACTCAATCATTGCCAATCCGCCACTTGCCGAGATAATCGGGGGCATTTTACTTCTGGATTCGGAAGTAAATGCAGATTCGCAGTTCGTTCCTTTGGGAGTAAAAATGACAGGAAACGGAGCTTATGGAGTGACAAATTCATCCGCTCCAATAGAATTGGGTTCTTTTGATAACAATGCGAGTGACATCCAGATTGCTCAAAAGAAGATTAAATTGGTTTATACATACTCACAGACACAGGCGATTGGAAAGATTGCGAGTGTGTGTCTCACATCCAGAACGGGTGGATATATCGGCATCGGAAATCCAAGCGAAGCGATCGCTTCAACCTTGTGGGATTTGGAGCGAAATGCGGGGAAAGCGGATGTATGTCCACAGACATCATTGGAAACTCTCAAAACTACATATAATAAAATCGTTTGCAATGGCTGTCAGTATTCATTTGAGCTTAATGGAGCAAATCTGACAATCAACAAATTCAGACTTCCCTTGAAGAATGCATCTTTGCTCGATTGCATCCCAGAATCAGCCACAAAAGATGTCTCGGCTTTGCATTATTCATGGATGGGCGGAGATTATATTGTCTCGGCTTATGACAAGAAGATTTATCTTACTCCGAGATCAGTTGTCAAGACAGGAACATTTTATATGTGGGAGTATGATACAGAGACCGAAAACATTACAGAAAAGACATTTACATTCGGATTCCCGACAATCAATGTCTCGGTTGCAAATGGAAAGGTTTTCGCTCCAAATAATTCGAGCGATACATTCGGAATCTTTGATCTGGATGGCACTCCGTTTGATACTGTCGAATGTGGAGATTTCAACACTTCGGTTTATAGTGATTTCGGAGCAGTTGTCGGAGACTTTGGAAATCATGCTTTATTTAAATATAGAAATGTAAATCCGGCAGTGGAACAAATGATGATATATGATAAAACACTCAAAAAAGCATTTCCAACGAATATGCAAGTTGTGGGATTTGACCGAACACAGGGCATCCGACAAGAAGAGACATCCAAGGCTTTGACATACACTTTTTATGCGGGTGGAGCATCATCCAGAGTTACTTGGGCGATAAATAATCCCATTTATCTTGCTACGATCAATAATTTGCAAACCCCTGTAATTAAGGATGGAACATCGGGAATGATTGTCGAATATACATTAACGGAGAGCTAAAATGTCATTGATTGAATACAATGGAGAATCAAAAGTAATAAAAAGAATCTGTGAACTACTCGACACAATGAGTGGAATCAATTTCGAAGTTGTCCAGACCTTGCCGTTAGTGGACATTTCTACATCGACAATTTACCTTGTGCCGAAACAGACCGCACAGACGGACAATGTTTATGATGAATACATCAACACAGACGGAACATCGCAAGGTTGGGAACTTATCGGCACAACGGAAATCGACTTAACAAATTATGTACAGTTTTCCGATTTGTCAACAGTTGCTACAAGTGGCGATTATGATGATTTGATAGACAAGCCGACAATACCGACAGTAAATGACGGAACTTTGACAATTCAGTTAAACGGAACTACTGAACAAACCTTTACGGCAAATTCAAGTTCTGATAAAACGGCTAATATCAAGGCTGTCGATTGGGTTTCCAATGGGAAGTTAGGAGCGAAGAATTTAAACTCAACACCTTACACATTCGGAAGTACGTACACAAATAATGGTGTAACATACACAGTTAATGCAGACGGAAGTATAAGTTTAAGTGGTGGTACAAATAGTACACAAACATCAAGTTATGTTTGCCATTCAAGACTTACGAATGGTGGAAATGCACTTTATCCGTTATATTT